TTTTAATAAACTATCTTCTATTTTTTTAAATAAGGTTTTAAATTTTTTATAACAAGGCCAGTAATGTAAATCTGTTTCTCTAAAATCTTCATTATAAATTATTGGTATAGTTTCCGTATGTCTGTGAACTTCAAAAGTTTTTTGTCTAAAATCAAAACTTTTCCATTCTTTTTCAGATAATTTATTAACTATGTTTTTTATATTATCTAATTTTATTTTTCCAATGTAATTAAAATTTATTAATTTGCTCATTAATTTCATTTATTATTTTTTCATAATTATAGTCTTTAATTTCATAATCAACTTTGTTTGGCTTTTCAAACATCTTATTGGTGTCTTCAAATCTTCCTTCTTTAATTGTATTCATCCAAATCTTAATGTCGTAATCATCTCGCCAAACATCATAAGGACAAACAAAATCAACAACACAGTGTCCTTGTGCATATGCCGTTAATCCTATCATTCTCTGTGCTTGTCTAATTCTACCTGCTTCAGTAAAATCCCAATCATTAAACATCTTTCTAACTTCATCTGCATTGAAATAAGAAATTTTCTTATCACCTATTAATTTTTTAGCAAATGTACTTTTACCTGATCCAGGCAATCCAAATATTAATATATTCATTTTTTAAACCACGAAGGTAGACCTAAATGAGGTCTTCTATCAAATTTATTTAGCTCACTTTCTTTTGAAAATTGATTATAATGTAAAAAAACTTGAACACAATTTTCTCCTTCAAAAGCTTCTCTCCAATGTTCTAATTCCATACCTTTATAAATTAACATATCACCAGGGTTTAAATTAATCTTTATTCCTTTGGCATTACTGTATGTAGTAATTTTTTTTCCATCTGGTATACCAACATTTTCTTTTGGACTTAAATAAATTGGCCAAGGATCTCCACCTAAATTTAAAGTAGTAGATATTTCACAACTAAATCTATCCTTATGTCTATGTAAAATATCTCCATTCTTATAAATCCTTGCATAAGAATAAGTAGGAATTAATTTTAGTTTGGTGTATTTTTCCATAACAGGTAGAACTTTTTCTAACAATGTTTCCATTGCAATATCTGCATAATGGGAATAAGTGTTTGGAACTTGATCATCATTCCACACACCCCAATCATTATTTAATTGTGATATATATGTTGAATCAAAAAAAGTTCTTGCAACTTTTCTTTTTAACATAAAATAATCATTTACAAATTTTGCTAATTCAGGTGATATTATTTTTTTTACTATTATGTATTTATTTTTTTTAAAACTCATTTTTATAAAACTTTCATATCCCAAGATATAACTCTTTTTATTTTTTTAGATTTATTAGGTGTAGTAAAATGTTTTACAAATTTTGGTAAAACTACTATCATACCTTCATTTACAGGAAATTGACAATGCACAGTTGTGTCATTTATCCAATTATTCCAAGGTTGAATATAACTAGTAACTGGTGCATCTTTGGGCATTTCTAAATATAATATACCAGTTAATCCAGTTGATCCGTGATTATGTGTTATATGATAATCTTCTTTTTTATAAGAAACTGACCAAACATCTTCTATTTGTATATCTCTTTTTATTTCTTGAATTAATGTTTCTAATTCATCTTGAATAATATTTGAAAAATTTATAGATAAATCTTTTCTTTCAATTTGTCTATTTGTTTCAAAAGTTTGAAATTGTTGTTTTTTTTCTGGAAAATCTTTTAACAAAAGTTTTAATTTTTTCTTTTTTTCATTAAAATTATTAACTGATAATGTCCATACTGGTATAGAAAATAAATTTTCTTTTATCATATTATTTAAATGGATAGCCTAGATTCCATATCACTAAACTATACCTCACTCCTTTTGTTACTGGTTTTACTCGATGCCACACAAAACTAGGAAAAACAACTAAAGATCCTTTAGGTGCTATTCCTTCACAAATCACAGGTTTATTTTTTTTGTTTGGATTATTATTTTTAAAATCAAATTCTAATTGTCCTCCTTCATAATCATCTGGATTTGATAAATTTACTGTAACAGAAAGTTTTCTTACTTTACCATTTAAAAATGGATCTGTGTTTTCATATGGTTTTTCCCAACAATCTTGGTGCCACTCATAATGTTGATTTAGTGAATATTTTGTAAATTGACAGAATTCAGAAGAATTTATATCAAAATTCCAACCAGCGTTTTTATTTGCCATCTCTACATACGGTTGTATTTCTTTATATATCCATCTTTCATTCATCCATATAATATTAGAATTTCTTGTTTTTTTTAAATTATTTATTTCTTTTTTAGAAAGAGGATTTTTTTCTAGATCTCTTTTACTAAATTCTCCCGTACGTGCTAAATTTTCTCTTTCTTTTAAAAATTTTCCATAAGAAATTATTTCATCACATATTTTATGTGGAATTACTTTTTGAAAATACCAATAATAATTTAAAAGATTCATTACACTATTGAATAATTAATAGTTAAAAAAGTATTAATTTGGTCAGATGTATTTTTGCTAATCATATATTTTTGAGTAGAAGGAAATAAAATGTAATTATTATTAATTAAAGGCAAGTGCCACGTATTATCTTTTATTTTATTATTATCATATTCAATTATAAGTTCACAAGAGTCTTCATCAACATCTAAACTATAAATTAAAGTATAGTAAGGAGAATTATTTAAATCATTTTCATCTATTTGATTTCTTAAAAAAGATTGTTCTCCTGAAAAAAACATATGTCCGTAGATGGAATGATCACATAAAGGTTTATTATGATTAAGTTTAAAAAAATCTTTTATATAATGACTTAACCAATCTAAAGGTTGTGAAAAAGGAACAATATAGTCATTAGCACAATAATAATTATTTTTATCTACTTTGTTATTTTTTATGTGTGAAATTAAAATATCACTTTTAATTTTTTGTCTATCTATTTCAAAACCTTTTGGTGAATTAACTTCACCGACATACACATCTATTTCTGTCAATACTTTTTTTTCCATATGATATATCTTTATTTGCTATAATTTATATATAACAAATATAAATGATATGTCAATTATATGTAAGATTAATTTTTAATATGAAATTTTATTCCATATTTGGTTTGTTTCATCCCAATCATATCTAACAAACTTTTTTGCTTCTTCTTCCGTAATGACTGGGTGATCCCCTATTGGAGATTGCCATCTTGCTTCTGCAACATTTAATACCCAACTAGGATATGGTTTATCAGACATAAAAATATCGTGTTCTGGCATATATATCATATTAGGGCCTGCAAAATTACCTCTAAATGGTGTGCCATTGTTTAAATGAACATTGTTTTTTGTATTGTAAGATGTTTTTTTCCAAAAAGGCCAGTTAAATATTTGTTCTAAAAACAATCTACCTTTTTCTTCATTTTCAGAACCATTAGAGTCTAAACATTTTTTATCATCTACTACAACTACACTTAGTACTCTATTGTCTTCAGTTAATTTTGCAAAATGTGCCATAATATTATTTAAATTTATACCTTATTATTACTACGCCTGAACCGCCTGTAGTTGCTTCACCGCCTCCACCGCCGCCAGTGTTTGTAACTCCATTTCCATTTATATAGCCTCCACCGCCAATTCCTCTTTTTCCTCCATATTGGCCTGCAGGACTTTGACTTGGGTTTTCTCCATTTTGAGCATTTCCAGATCCACTTCCTCCTCCAGCAAAATATCTTAAACCAGCATCTGGGCCTGGATTACCTACAGTAGGACTTAAAAATTTTGCAGTTCCTGCTCCATTTCCTCCATAACCTGGGAATTCAGTTGGACCACTTCCGCCCCCGCCAGGGCCCCCAGCTTGAAGTGCTCCGCCGCCTCCGCCAGCACCTCCGTAAAAAGGAGCTGGTGAAGCTCCTCCTGGTTGACCTTGAGGTGGACTTGTTGGTGGTGAATTTCCTGATCCTACACTTCCTGGTGGATTGTCTCTACCTTTGCCTCCTCCAGAACCTCCATTTCCTCCTGGAGTACCACTACTAGCTGCATTACCTTTACCGCCTCCAGTAGAAGTTATAGTTGAAAAAATTGAAGGATTTCCTGTTCCTCCAGAACCTCCTCCGCCAGTTCCTGCTCCAACTGTTATTGGATATGTTTGTTTTGAAACTGTTAAACTTGTTGGTGTTGCTAAAGGACTAGCTGTGTAACTTCCTGAAGTAGCTGGGTTATAAGATTCTCGAAATCCTCCTGCTCCTCCGCCTCCTCCACGTGGGGCTCCCCCACCGTTTCCGCCACCAACTACTAAATAATCTACATTTGCGTAAGTAGGTTCTTTTGCAGATTTTACTACAAAACTATCACTAGATGTGAATACGTGAATTCTATAATCACCATCTTCGCTGATAGTCCCACCTGTAGCATTAATAAATAAAGGAACACTAGCTCCTGTTAAACCATATCCGCTTGCAGAACCTGCGCCTTTTGAACCTATAATTGGCATCTTTCTATAATCCTCCTATTATGCAAACTGCGTTTGCGCTGCTAATACTGTAAAAGTAGAAGAAGCTGTTTTAATAGCTGTAAATGTATAAACATCGTTTGATGTAACGTTACCAGCAGTTGGTGCGCTTCCGCCTTGCCATACTGGCGTTACAACTGAACCATCTACTTGAACTGTTGTATTATAGTACGCTGTTGCATTTTGTTTTGTAACAACCGCAACTGTAACTGATTCACCATTATCCATAGAAGCGTCTAATGAATTAGAACCATCTCCTCT